CGCACCGGGGATCCTAGGCAATTTTGGAAGTCAAAACCTGAGAGTGACGTTTCGGAGCATCTCATCAACACCACATCTCCAATTTCATCAGCAACGAGGCAAGATCACCCCTTATCATGGGACAGAAGCCTTCCAAGCCAAAGGCACCTCCAACCACATATGAGTCCCCCAGATCCAGCCTCACTCCAGATGCCACTGGGTTTGGCCCAGAGTTCTGCAAGAGTTGCTGGTTTGAGAGGAAGGGGCTTATTAAGTGCCAGAACCATTATCTGTGCATGACATGTCTCACACTCCTCCTCACTGTCTCCAACAGATGCCCCGTCTGCAAATACCCCCTGCCAACCAAGCTCAGGCTTGAGAAGTCTCCAACAGCCCCTCCTCCAGAGGCAACGAACCCTCCACCCTACAGCCCCTGAACACCGGGGCAACACACTCCCAACACCTCTCCCCCTCCCCCCCCGGGGGGACCCCCCGCCGGGAGCCCCCCCGGGGGGCCCACGCCAGGGATGAGTTCACTCGATGTCCTCCACATGCACAGGGTCATCAAATAGCTTCCTACATAATTTTCCTTTTAATCTCAAGTTGCCTTCTGAAGTATGAATCATTAAAGTATTCTTTGTCTTACTAAAACAAAGGCTATATCCCTTAAAACCAGTCCAGGAATCCAAGACAGACAAGGACTCTGTTATGAAATCCTTATAATTTGTAGGCATATTTTTGGTCAAGACCGCCACAATATCTAAACTATGCCACTGCAAACCCTGAGAACCCCTAACAGTGATCATCTTCTGAATCATATCTTTTAAAAGTTCTTTATCATCAATACACAACTCTTTCACTAATATCTCAAAGTCTTGATCATGAATGCTTGGATTGAAGGGAACTAGTTTCTTATCACCTTCAAAGATGTAACCATCCTTCACAACCAAAGGCACCACATTTACATCAGGTCCCACTCTTTCAAAGTCAAGGGTATCTAATCTCAGTGCATCCCTATTAATTATCACTTCAATTGGAACTACCTCACCCACCATTGATCCGTCTTTCAGGTAATCCTTAATGTTAGCCGTGTTCAGATGCCAGATGACTTTGTCTCCTAGAAAATGGCTGTTAGTCAGAATAAGCCTCCAGCAATCTAGAACTGCAGACCTGTTTATGGCACCACTGTACTGAACCCCAATGTTGTTAAACTCAAATTTGCCATCCACATCAAAGCTCCCATAGAATTTGCAGTGAATAAAAAACTTTTCCCTCAGTGATTCTCCTTGGCTTTTAACTTGAAAGTTCACAGTCAACGATATCTCAATAGAACCTGGCTTCAAGCTTGACAACATTGACATAAATTCTGATAAGTCTTCGAAATATCTCATCTCAGTTAGGCCGTATTGAATCAATTTGCTTGAATTTATATAGAACTCTCCAAAATCAAAATCTAACCATGCGTAGCCACTGAAAAGATCATGTCTATACATTGGTCTTTCTATTCCTTTGAAGATGACTTTTTCAATAAAGGTTCCAAATGGTCCCAGAGATGCTAAGCCTTCCGACTCTGGCAAAGATGTTTTGTGTGGAAACCACGTGAATGAGCCCAAGGTCCTAGATGTTGCAACAAAAGGCCTAGCAAAAGACTCAAAGTAAATCTGCCTCAAGAAGTTCTCTGACACATCCTCTGTGCTAACTACCCTTTCATCTGCTAGGGATTCATGTGACCTATCATGAGAAATTGATAGCTCATCAGATAGAATTACATAATGTTCCTCCCTCTTCCATTTAACAATGTGAGAGACTAATGACATGGCTTCACAATTTACATCCAACATTACACATAAATCCAGAAATTTAACTCTAGGTGACCACTTCATCTTAGTTGAAGCCAGGTCGCTCATGAATGGAAGTAAGTGCTTTTCAAAAATATCAGGGTACAACCTTCTAAAAGAATGAATTATATGATTAAAGCCAACTTTATCTTCCAACAACCTTGTCACAGATGGTTTCATAGGAAAATAATCACATGGCCTAAACTTCATCTGTGGTAAAGGGCTTTTAAGTTTGGGTTCACCTAAGACCCAAGAACCAATCTCCAAAGCTGTTGATAATGCTATGCAAAGATAATCCCAGAGTATAGGTCTAAAGTAATTCCCCCATTTCTGTTGAGCTCTAGAATTATCAAGAGGGTTTCTCACCCTCCAAACATCAACACCCATCACCAGCTCCCTACTCACCCCCTCCATCATCATGGATTGATTCATAATAGACTTGATGTAAAAGTTTTCTCTCTCAGGTCCTCTGACACATTTACTACCCAATGTCCTACAGAGGCCAACAAAGCCAGACGCTATACAACTCTGAAAAGCACTCCTATTGATAGCTTCAGATAATAATTTTTGAGCTCCTCTTGTGAAGTTAGATGATAATTTATTTTGCAGAGTCTTTACAATTGTTGGTAGTTTTTCCTCCTCAACATTAACTGCACCTGTATATATAACCTTTTGTCGAAGAACCATTCTCAAGGGGTAATATGCAGATAAGTTCAACCACGACAATCCTAGCTCTTCATCATTAAGTATTTCAGTGTCAAAAATTTTGCTAAGCTTAGCAAGCGACTGATACGGATCGCCTGACAAATAGGCTGCAGTGAACTCTTCATGAAGAAGGCCCGTTTTGAGGTTGTTGTACAACCTTCTTAAGAAGGACCTTACTTTCCTTGTTCCATTAGGCTCTAGCATTTCAATGTTCCTCATAATTCTATAGCCTCTATTTCCGTCTACCCAATCCTTGACATCAGAGGAGCAGAACATCAAAAAGGGGTCTATTGGATACTGAGCATACCTAAGGAGATTCAAAGTGCGTTCCTGAACAATGTTACATAATTTCACAGGTACCCCATTAGCAACAGCTTGATCAATTATCGTGTCAATAGTTTCTGCTAACTGATGCGGCTCTTTACACTTGATATTATGCAATGATGCAGCAACAAACTTTGTCAATAACGGGACTTCATCTCCCCAAACAAAGAACCTTGATTTAAACTCAGCAGCAAAGTTCCCCTTCACACTTTTAGGGCTGATAAATTTGTTCAGCTGATCACTCAAATAATTATGGAACTCCAAGATGTACTCAAATTCATCAGGATCTTTCTCCAGCAAGTCTGACAAACTTTTGTCAAAGAGACTTATTTGGTCATCACTAGAAGTGAATGCATCAACATTTCCTTCATATAAACAACTAATACAATAATTGATGAACCTCTCAGAAATTAGGCCGTAAAAATCAGATGTATTTTGCAGAATTCCTTGACCCTTATCCAGAATAGAACTGATGTGTGATGGCACTTTCCCCAGCCTAAAGTGTTCAAAGAAAAATCTCTCTGTCATGGTCTCAGACAGATTCTTTTTCAATCCCAACTTTGACTTGATAAAGGACTTCATCATAGCCGTAACAACATTAAAGGGAACCTCAACCAACTTATGGATATGCCATGACAACATTGATGATACATAGTCTCTGCTCTTAGCATCTGAAAGTGTGTCTAGAGAAGGCCAATTAATGTTCTGTAATGTTGCCAAGAACAAGAAGGGGGTCATCATAGGCCCCCATTTGCTGTGGTCCAGGCTATAAGATAGAAGGCCCAGTGACACATTGAACTTCATAGAGAAAACGGCGTTCTCAAACTCATGTTCATCATTTAGACAACTTCCTTTGAATTGGCTGGTTAAAGCCTCAAAGTAGTCTTCAATTAATCTTGTGAACATTTTGGTTCTCAGGTCTCCTATGTACAGCTCTCTGTTCCCTCCAACTTGTTCTTTATAAGACAATGAAAATTTGAGTCTACCAGTATCTGGCCCCTGTGAATTGTAAGACTGAGGGGATTCTTGACTATAAAAACAAAGATTCTTAAGTGCCGCAGTAGTGCAGTTAGTTAGACTTAGTGCTTTGCTCAATGCTTCTGAGTTACTCTCCCTTTCACTTATCCTGGTCTCATTGAACAACCTGTCCCTATCTAACTTGAAATTTAAACATTTGCTCTTGTAATGGTTAAATTTCCCAGACAATTTGTTAGCATTCATCTGCAGCAATAGGGACTTAAAGCACTGAAAGTATTCCTCATCATGGAATGTCCTTGTACAGACAGCCTGGGCCATCTTAGTTAGAGGACAAGATTCCAATGATTCCAAATAGAAATATTTTGATCTAAGGCTTGGGTCTGAGTAGACACTTTTACAAATCTCTTCATAAGTATCATAAGGGAGAGTCATTACATCAAAATCTTCAACCATATGACAAGACAGTTCATTCCTGATTAGCCTCAGCTGTGCCTTATCTTGTAGTGCCAAACTCAAGTCATCTATAGAACATTCACTTTTAAGGGTGGCTGAAGACTCTGAACCGGACCATGAAAATTTACTCATCACTGTATCAACAGACTGTTTTATACTGTCAAAATAGTCAGCTGCTCCGCCCTCTATCAGAACTTCATCGACCTCTTCACAAGAATTCAACCCTATTTCTGACCCATGTAATTTTGACCTTCCAATGACCAAATCACTCATTATTTGTTGTATCTTGAAATCATAATCTTCTTTACTTAATACATACTTACCCTTTCTCGAGAAAACTTCAGACAACTGGCAGACAGCCGTTGCAACCAATTTGTCATAATCATATTCAATTATTCTGTCTCCGTCTGTGTATTTATTGACAACAACACTCTTATTGCTGGCTAGATCTAGTGCAGTAGCACACCCACTAACCACCAGTGGGTCCTTCACACCATTCTTTAACTCTGCTTGTTTGAATAGTGAGCCATTATTGAAGGATGAAACCATCATAGAAAAGATTTTTCTTGAGACACCAGGCGTTTTGAATAGGATTCCCTCATCACCAAAACAATCTGGTTTGCTCAAAAATTTATCAGCAGACATTAATAAAGACCTCAACTCCTCTTGGTCAGCTGGTTCTAATGGATTTACATTCACACTGTCAAATTTCATCTTTGGTTCAATAAATTTCTCGAAGCATTTGATCTGATCTGTCAATCTATCAGGGGTCTCTTTGGTTATCAAATGACATAGATAGGATAAATTAAGGATAAATTTAAATCTATTAGTAATCATGGTTGTAACATTCACATTAAAAACAATGTTCAGTATTGATCTTGTGATTCTATACAATAGAAACTCACAGTTTGTTATTAGATCTTCTCTTAACTTTTCTAGGAGATCCTTGTGATGGTATTCAGAGACATATGCCATGGTGAAGTATCTTAAGTTCTGCAAAAATTTTTGTATTCTTTTAGTAGGGTTCGTCAAGACAACCATCACTACCATCTTTAAGAGAGACTTTATTTCTTTAATAAACTCCTTCAGCTCAGAGCACTCCGTTAACCAGCTGATCATGGTGTCTATCATTTCTTGCAACACAGAGTCCGAAAAAATTGCAGGAAAATACCTCTTTGGGTCCGCATAAAAGGAACACAACTCTCCTACAACCGCATCGTTTACAGAATAACACTTTGAGCATTCCCCAGTTTTTTGATAAATCAACATTAACCGATGCCCCTCAATAAGAAAATCTTGGTAATAGGCCTCCTTACATCTAACACATTTGTATCTGAGTTTCCCATGCTCATTTTGTCTGAGTTTAACAGTTGATGAAGTTTTCATGGAGTTAACCAATGCCAGTGAAATGCTTGAGAGTCTCTTTAAATCTGATTGATTATCAGGATCCATCGCTTGAATGTTGTAACTGAATCTATCAATGGGATTCTTTTCATAATTGATTGTTGGCTCAACACCGTTTACTTCCAAAGACATCATTTCTGTAAAACTGGATTCAGACAAGATATCTTCATCAACATTATAGTCCTTGAACGTTAGGTTGACAAGGAGGAGTACCTCTTTAGCCTTATTCAGAACACGATTAACCATAGTGGAGAAGACTTCATAAGCACTCTGGCTCTGGTGTGAATGTGACAATCGATTCGTTCTCCTTTGTAACCAAGTTTTTAAGTCTTTCTGAGTAGCTGGCAGTGATACCAACCTATCATTAACACTGAGGAATGATGAACCCATCCACTCAGATTCTACCAAGTGACCATTAACACTTAAATCCTTCATGTGAGCAAGTAGAAGAATTGAGTCAAAGATCAACATAAGCTTTCTTCTAGTATTTATTAGCCTCAAACTTTTGACTTTGTTAAGCAGTGATCTCCACCCACGCACATGACTAATATCACTTTGGCAACTTTTACCGTTAGGTAACTCACAATACAACATTGTAATCAACGGACAAGAGTGATAGTAATCATTCAATAGGCTGTCCAATAACTCTGGTTTATCCCCAACTCTTAGTGTGTACATCTCGTTAAATGCTTTAATTAATTCTTCTCTGTTAACCCTCAAGAATTGTCTCTCTATCACCCCATTCTGTAGTTTGTTGCGAAATGCTTGAAACTCTTGAATTATTTCCCTCTTCACATCCAAGCTGCTCATATGATTATTGATTCCTACATGGCACAACTTCAACAATTCATCAAAGTGTTCACTTCTATGATCCGATAAAATATTTATATTTTCAATGCCTGATCTTTTACCTCCTGAGACATTTAAAGACTCACACAGTCTCGAATATTCAGCTTCTTCAAACATCCTACTTGATTCTTGAGAAAAGGCTAAAAGACTGAACAACAGGGTTCTAAATCTCTCATTTGCCCACTCCGGAAGACGGTCTGTCTGAAAGTTAGTTCTACCGTCTATTAATGGGAGCATTGTAATTCCAACCGTCATGAGATCCTCTTTTAATGAGTTCAGCTTCACCAGGTCTTCCCGATATTTTTGTTCAAAATTGGCTGGTGAACTCCTAACAAAACACTCAAGAATCATCAGTACATTCCCATTCAATTTGAAACCATCTGGAACCACCATCGGCAATCCAGGACACAACACTCGATTTTCACTAAGGAAGTTCTCGACAGAAAGTTCTTTAGTATTATGGTCACAACCATTTGCTTCACAGCTGTCTATTTCGATACAGAGAGATAGCAATTTGAGCCCTTCAATTAATAAAAGTTTTGGTTCTGATTGGACCAGAAAGGCCAGTTTCTGCTTTGCCAATCTGTCATCATTTGAAAGATATTTACTTATGATGTCCTTGACTTCACTTATTTGTTCTTCCATGGATCAACACACCGGAATTGGTCAGAAGTGTAATTCAATTTGAGCTGTGGTTGAGTTGGTGGGATCAACACTACAGCAGATTGCCGATCCTGCAGAACACAAAACAAGATTTCCAAAAAGATAGCCAAAATGCCTAGGATCCCCGGTGCG